AGTATTTGTGATCCGGCAGGTTGGCGCCCTGAAGCCAAACACAAGTTTAAGGAACGTCACGACTTTGAGTTCTTAGATGCCGAGGCTGCAGATGGTTTCCCAGAAGAAACTAAGTGCAGCCAAGAGCAGGCCAACGAGCTTGTTCGACTTTTGCAACACGCACTGGCTAATCGTATGAATGTGGTTGTACATTGCACAGCAGGTATTTGTAGAAGTGGTGCAGTTGTAGAAGTTGGTGTTATGATGGGTTTCACTGATACTGAACGATTTCGTAGCCCCAACTTGTTAGTAAAGCATCGTATGATGAAAGCTCTAGGCTGGACTTACGACGAAAACGAACGGCCAAACATTGAAGATTGGCGAACTTATAAACCTGTTATTTAAAGAAAGGAGGCGGCTATGCCAGCAGTATTTTTAGTAAGCGACACGCACTTTGGTCACGCTGGTGTATGTCGCTTCACCCGCAACGATGGAGTTACACCGCTTCGCCCATGGGACGATGCAGATGAAATGGACGAAGCCATGGTTGCCGCGTGGAACGATCGTGTTCGTCCTAATGACAAAGTTTATCATTTAGGTGATGTTGTCATCAATCGTAAAGCGTTGGGAATTATGCGCAGACTTAACGGCGACAAGGTCTTAATTCGTGGTAATCACGATATTTTCAAAGATGAGGACTATCGTCAACATTTTAGAGAGCTTAGAGCCTATCACGTTATGAATGGCATGATTCTTAGTCATATTCCTATTCACGAAGAATCTCTTGGTCGCTTTGGCACGAATGTCCATGGCCACCTCCATGCTAATCGTGTTATGCGACCATTAGCAACAAGCGGACGCACAGATGTAATTGATGTTCGCTATCATTGCGTATGCGTAGAGCAGACACCAGACTTCGCTCCGATCCTCTTCGAAGATGTATTAAAGAGGATTAAAGATGAGGGAGGAACGATTGGGTTTAGGAATGGGAATGGGCCGGCCATGTAGTTCGGCCGCGACGCCATTCTGGGCCAGGGCAATCTTCGGACATTTTAGTTGTAGTTCCGTCGGTCCACCAGTGCGTTCCGCGAGCGTGATTTGTTTTACCTTTTAATACTGACTCTATTCTTCCTGGAGCATATCCAGCAGGGATAAGGTCGGTCTTAAAGATCATCTCTTCGTTAGTGCCGTCGGTAATCCAGTATTTTTGACTATTGACCTTGGCTCCTATTTTGGCTCCGCGGTTATTAAATGGCAGCCGTCCTCGTTTGTAATCTGGGCCGGGAGGAACTTCGCTAAATGCTTGTTCCGTGCCGTTGTTCCACCAGCGTAGATTTTTATGAGTATCTACTTGGTGTTGGCGTTGCTCTTCGGTAAATGTCCAACGCTTACCATAGTTTTGATGTTCGGCTCCGTATTTGATGCGGAATCCTTTTTTGCCGCCAGCGTGTTCGTTTAACCAGTTAGGTTTTTGGACAGCGTTGATTCGTGTTAGAACCCTATGTTCCCAGGCACGGGCAATATCGTGATGCTTAAATGTTTTACGGACTTCGATAATATCGGGCTCGCCGTAAAGTTCGCGGCATTCTTGGATACGGTCGGAAGAAGTAAAGTATCGAGTCCATAAGTCTTCGGGTTTACAGCCGCGGGCATAACGGACACCATAATAGTTAATGTCGTGTTTAGACCATCTTATTAGGTAGGTAAACGGAATAGTAGTAAATATCATTGCTGATCGCTCCTTTGTAGCGTTAGAGTAGTTGGGTGTTCCACCACCGCGAACTACACTTTTATTTATCATCTATCCACGGACACACGCACTTTTTAGGACTTGACAAATAGAATATCTTATGTTAAACTAAATATTATTATGAAAACACTTAGAGAATACATTGACTTAGTAGATGGCAAGATCCACGAGGGTATCTTTGACCGCTTTAAGAAAGACAGAACATTGCCGCACGACCCTCGGTTAGAACCAGCGTTAGCACAAGCAAAAAGTGAAAACAAATGGATTGATCCGTTTACTTGGCATCAGGCCTGGTTCTACGCAAGAGTGTTGACTGATATGAATGCCGAACAAGCAATGGCTGAATACAATCGTAATCATCAAGGAAACATGAGTGCTACCAATCCTGATCCTAAAACCTGGAAAATAGCATTTGATACCCAGCGGCAAGAAGGACTCGATGAAGAAGCAACACCCGAAGCAATCGCTCGCATCGAGCAACTCAGTTCAAAATAATCACCATCTAACAGCGTCATCCAAACTCAACCACTTTGGAGACTTCTTCTGACAGGATAGAACAGCGTTAAACAAGGTCAGACAGGTTTTAGGAACGGCAACGGTCCCACAATGTAAGAGTCTTGGACACGCAGACTTTAAAGCGAGGTGGGAGTAGGTGGAAGCCCTGCACCTAATAACAAAATTGTCCGGCACAGGATCCGCAAGGACTGCAAAGACGTATAGCTAGAATTTACTAGTGAACTGGAATTGATCAGCCAGCTACGGGCATCTCGGAGAGGATAACTCTCCAACTAATTCAGCAGACCCACACTCGCAAGAGACGATTCATCTGCTTCCGCTGTACACGAAACGTGGGATGGGCTGTGTACACGGGGTTTTTGGTTATCCTGACGCAAAAAAACCATATCCCAATAAATACTAGTAATACTTAAAGGATCACAGCAATGGCCACATACAATGTTAATGTACAAGGTACATTTTATAAAACTTTTGAATTTGATGGTGAAGGTTACGACCTACCTACTATTTTATCTCAAATTGATGCAGACAAAAAATCGGGTGCTCTTGTAGTTGATGAAACTCAACCTGTTGGCGTTAGTGTAACTCCAGCCTAACAGTTTTTTCTGCGAGATTCATAACAATCCCAGCTGGTCTGGGATTTTTTACGGCCCTTAGCTCAACTGGATAGAGTTCTGGTCTTCGAAACCAGCGGTTGGCGGTTCAACTCCGTCAGGGCCGGCCATAATACTTTATGTGTAACAATTCAATACCCTGGTGGCGGAACTGGCAGACGCACCAGCTCAAGAGGCTGGCATATGATTGTGGGTTCAAATCCTACCCAGGGTACCAAAATAAAAGATATATAGTATTATTCCCCGATAGCTCAGCGGTAGAGCAGCAGACTGTTAATCTGTTGGTCCCTGGTTCGATCCCAGGTTGGGGAGCCAATCAAAGTAGTGCTGTTAAATTTTGTATAATTTTGCTACAAGGCAAAATACTTTTGACAGAATCTACACTATGTCCCAAGTATGCGTGACCAAGATGATGTTTTTTATCATACAGGCCTTTGACCAATCCCAATGTGCCATTGGCATCATCATGCCCTCGGTACGGGCCAAACTGCAACATATTTTGTTTGCGTTCTACAATAGAATCGGCAGTGGGAAAAGTATGCGGACGCTCTTTAAGGTCGTCTTTGGTGGCATTGACAGCAGCCAATTTTGTTTCAAGTTTGACAGGACTTTCGGCAGACATAGCAAATAGAGTGCCAACTGCTACCATTTCTGCACCCAAGTCTATGTAGTCTCGAACCTGTTCGGCAGTACCAACACCGCCATATGGTATCAGTATGGCATCAGGTGTCAGTTCGCGTTGTTGTAAAAACAAATCTCTAGTGGGAGTTTTACCAGTGAAGCCAGCAGCTTCGTTGCCCTTGATACAAAACCCGTCGAGAAAGTATTTTTTCATTGTTGCCACATTCATTGGGCTGTAGCTTCTTTTGAAAATTTTAGCACCCAGTTCGTGCATTGTTTTTAAAGATTTGATGACCAGTTCTTCTTTTTCCAAAGAAAATTCATCGTAGGATCTAGTGGTGTCAGAATAGCCGTAGATAATTTCCACGGTTGGAATGTTGTAAGATTTTACAATGTTATAGCAGGCTTGCGAGTCTACCAACTCGTTGATTTCAAAACTGATATGCACACGGTTAGAATTGGTTTGACTGACTAATTTGTCCAAATCTTTTTGCATTAGATTTAAACGTCCGTTGTAGGTCCAAGAACACAAACTGGGATAGCCGCCGGCCTGTTGAATAGCCACTCCCAGTTCAACTGTGGAGCCTTTATTCATACACGCTTCAAGAATTGGGTATTTTGATTGAAAAATTGTTGACATCTAAGTTATTTATTAGCTGAATATTGTTGACACTATTTAACTTAAACTGTATAATACTAGAACACTCCGTTAGCTATCCGGCGGTTAGTCAGGATAGGGTTCAGTCAAACCATAGAGACTAGGTGTTCAAGATCTTCCTTCGGTTATGCTAATAGCTTGGTAAAAATCTTGGGGCAGAGCTAGATTGTCCAAATAGAAATAGCAGTACGGATACTAAGCCCAGTTGGGGGTCGTAAAGTGTGCGGTAGCCCAACACCTATTTTAACAGGAGCAGGTATGAGCAGAAAAGACACGCTGGATCGAGCATACGGCAATGTGCCACGAGAAATACCTGATCCGTTTAGTATTTTTGATTGGCTTCCAGCCAGACCAATCAAATATTTTTGGCTTAAATGGATTGTAAGAAAAATTTTTAGATAAGGACAGTATGAAAAATTACGACAGCAGGCACCCACAACTTGATGTGGAAAAATGTGTGGAATTATCAGGCGGTAACAGATTTCATATGATCATTGCAGCTTCGGAACGTGCCAGAGAGCTTAGACAAAAAAATCGTCACAGCGAACGTACAGAACACTTGCATAGTGTGATTACTTCGTTGTTGGAAATACAAACAGGCACCAAAATCGGTTAATCTAACGCGGGTTGGAGAAGGAGTATCTCGAGGGTCTCATAAGCCCTAGTCTCTGGTGCGATTCCAGAACCCGCAACCAATAAGTAGTATAAGTAAGTATTCGGGGGTGTAGCTCATCTGGTAGAGCGCCTGCTTTGCAAGCAGGATGTAGCGGGTTCAAGTCCTGTCACCTCCACCAAATTCAACAAGGAGAAGTCCGTGGCATCAAAATCATTACAGCGTAAAAAGCCTGGATACACCAAAGGCGGCGATGTTAAAATTGTCAGCTTGAGCGGTCCACAATTAACTGCACTATTGGGCAGTACCAGCAAAAAGAAAACCAAGGCCAAGATACAAAACAGATTGGCTCGTTTGAAATACGTAGCACCAGCACCAACAGCAGAAGACGCACCAACTGAATAAGTATGTCGATTGTTGCCACAGAGTTTTATTGTAAAATACTGGATCACTTGCCACGGATTCCTCAGGATCTATTAGAAAGTGACGAATTTGAGTTGGCAAAAACTCGTCCGCACGGATTAGATTTTCCTGCACACAGTGGTTATATCAATAGACCCGATGGCGCCACTTCTGCACCTAGAGTCAGCAGTAGTGTCATTTCTGAATCGTTGATAAAATGGATACACAGTTACATACGTCCCAAGTTGGCCTCAGAGACGTTGATATTTAGACAAACAGATGTGGTTGAGGCCAGCAATTTTTATCCGCCACACATTGATACTTCTCGCAAGTTTGTGCTGTTGTACAATTTGTCTGATTCAGGTGGCGACTTGGTGTTTTGGCAAGAAAAAAATCAACCGATCTTTAGAGAGTTGGTCAAAGGGTCAGTGAAAGACTATGGTTCGTTACAAGAACTATATCGAGTATATACTCCTCCAAACAGTTGGTACATTGCCAACACACAAGTGATACATAGTGTTGAAAATTTGACCAAGGTTAGACAGACCATACAGATAGATTGCAGTGAGACAGACAACATAGTAGTTGACTATTTAAAGCCGTTAGTGTAAAATGTATAGCAAGGAGAGGTGGCCGAACGGTAAGGCAGCGGATTGCTAATCCGTACAACGTGTTAAAGCGTTGACTGGGTTCGACTCCCAGTCTCTCCGCCAAAATGTAATAAATAAGTTTGGGCATATGGTGTGGCGACCATCTGATACTTGTGGTAGTTTGAGTAGTGGTGTAGCGGAGCAATCCGCACCGGCCCCGTGGTGCTTTGCACAATATCGGATACTTCCGAGGGTACAGCGAATTTTAAAACCGCGAAAAAGTTGCTAGATACTATGAAAAAGCCCGTGAGGGTGAGCCATTTGGCCAAGTCGCTCTTGGTTGGCATTGTAGTCCACAGTCGAAAAGCAGATTTTAGTATGCCCAAACTTATTAATTACGTCTATATTTTGTAAAGTTTTACCTGTAAAAGGTAAATACTTATATAACAAATCCCTTTGGAGAAACTCATATGAATCAAACAAGAAAAATTCGCTGGTTAATTGCACACGAGCCTGTAAATCTATTTTTACGCACAGCCGAAGCATTTAAAGCTAAAATTGCCGAATTAACAGACAACCAATACGAAGTTGAAATTTTCACACCAACACAATACCGTGAAATGAATCAACTCGAAGTTAACCAAGCTACCCCACAACTTGACCCAATGTTAGGTATGGAAGCTGGCGAACTAGAAATGAGCCAACTGCACATTACAGAATTGGCCAAATGGCATAGCGCAGATTTCTTTGCACTAGAATTACCATTCCTATTCAAAGATCACGATCATTGCGCTCGTGTACTAGAAGGCCCAATCGGTAAAACTATGTTAGCTAACTTGCAAGATCGTAGCCCAGCTACTGGTTTAGCATTCACATATTCAGGTGGTTTCCGTTGCGTTGCTAGCGATGCAGAAATTACAAGCCTAAGCGACTTGGAAGGTATCAAGTTTGCTACAACACACAACCCAGTAACTATCGACACAGTTGAAGCTATTGGTGCACAAGCTGAATCATTCACAATCCAAGACTTTATTACCAAGTTCAAGGAAGAGGGTTACACAGCTGATGCGTTGGAAACAACAATTCCACGTTACCTAGCTCAGTTCCAAGACACAAGCAAGAAGTTCTTGACCAACACCAAGCACAATATGTTCTTGACCAGCATCATTATCAGCAACAAGTTCTTGGCAACTTTAGATGCTGACACACAAGCTAAATTTAACGAAGCTTGTTTGTATGCTAGCCGTTTAGAGCGTCAGTGGTCAGTTGAAGATGCAGAGAAGTTTGCTGCCGACACAGCTAGCCAATCCGATCTAGGCATTGCATATCGTGAATTGACAGCTGAAGAAACAGCTGAACTAAAAGCTAAGACAGCTCCAATCGTTGAGAAGTACAAAGACTTCTTTACAGCTGGTTTGGTTGATGGTATCATCCGTTCATAATCAAACTGTAACAAAAATAAAAAGAGCACTTCTTGTAAGTGCTTTTTTTATGACCGATAAATATTCGTGCAATGACATTTCAACAACAACTCGAACTTTGTACATTCAAAAGTTACTACGATAATTCAGTTCAAACTTTGGACTACAGCAAATTGTTTGCCAATCGGCGCACCTTGGTGTTCAGCATACCTACACCACTGCCCAGCATCAAACAATTTTTAAGATATGAAAATAACTATCAACAGTTGACAGATCGTGGTATATCGAAGATTGTATGTGTAAGTTCGGATTATCTACTGATAGGTCCTTGGGCTGACAAACAAAGCAATCGTATTCGTGGCTTGGCCGACAACAACAAACAATTTGTTACGGCATTGGCCGAACACTATCAAATTGATAAACCGGTAGATTATCTGGCCCGAGTCTGGCAGTACACCGTGGTTATCGACAACGGTATACCGGAACAACTATGGCAAAATCCTGTCAAGAATGATACAGCCTGGAAAATCATCAAGCATCCAAAATTTCGTTATCACGGATGTTGGCCAAATAAGGTAATAGAATATCTTGACAACAGCAAAGTAAAATAAGTATAATATTAGTAACGCCGGTTTAGCTCAGGGGTAGAGCAACCGCCTTGTAAGCGGTAGGTCGTCAGTTCAAATCCGACAACCGGCACCATTTTGTATTGGTAGAACTAAATATAATTATAAGGAGTTCTACTATGACAATATATAAATGTCTTTGTTGCAAAAAAGAATCAGTTGCATCAAGACAAAAAGTAAACAAGTATTGCAGCATTACTTGCCAAAAAGAATTTGAATATCAGACCAGAGTCAAGCAATGGCTAGTTGAAGGCAAAGACTGGAAAGGAATGATACCAAATTGGGTACGTCGTGCGCTAGAAGAAAAATACGGTCATAAATGCAGTAGATGCCAGATAACAGAATATTATAATGAACCAATGGTTTTAGAAGTTGATCACATAGATGGAAATAGTACCAATAACACTATTAAAAATCTAAGATTACTTTGTCCAAATTGCCATAGTCAAACACCAACATATAAAAACAGAAACGTAGGTAACGGTAGAGCATCACGAAGAAAGAAGTTATGTCAGAAGAAAAGAAGTCAAAAAATCCTTTTATAGCAGCTGCAATGGCTGCCAAAGCGGCAGCCGCTAATCCCCGAGTACCGGGCGCCCGAACAGCACAAGTGCAAAATGCCAAATTTGGCAATCAAGTCAGCACAAACAAACCAGCCAAAAAATCAGCAGGACGCGGTAGATAATCAAAATCGTTGACAAGTAATTCAATAGGTGTTAAACTAGCTACTAGTTAAACCCTAAATGGAGAAGTTGATGTTTGAGTCATTAGAAATCCGCCGTGCGGCCAATGGTTTTATTTTGGTAGTTAACACCGAAGAAGAAGCCACAGAATATGTTTACGATACCGAACGCAAATTGATTCGTGTTGTCAAACAGTATCTGGGTGAGCGAGTAAGTCGAGACGAAACAGTAGATTAATGGGTTTATTAAAGACGTTTGATTTATCTGCATATGGTTGTAATGTTTATGTAGAAACAGGTATTGGTCAAGGCAACACCTTGAGCAAGGCCGTTCCTGTATTTGAACGTTGCTTCAGCGTTGACCTAGATCGGGAATTGTTTGAAGCGGCACAAAAGAGATTTCCTACTGCTACACTTTACAATGGCCTGTCAACAGAGGCCCTGGAGCACTGGTTGTCTACTGGCCAACTTGCAGACGATGACCGTGTGTTATTTTTCTTAGATGCACATTTCCCCAACTCTGATTTTCGCGGCGCTCCTTACAATGTTGACTCCCCCAGTGCTGTACCATTACAGCGCGAATTAGAATTGATCAAGCAGTATCGCCCCGCAGGTCGCGATTACATCATATGCGACGACTTACGAATCTATTGTCAAGGTCCGTTTGAAGAAGGTAACTGTCCGGATATACAAGTCCCCGGTGGACTGACATTTTTGAATGATTTATATCCCCGGAGTCGGATCACCTTAGACTACAGGGAAACTGGTTACTTATTAATTGATTTAAGAAATGAGTGACGAAACTACCAAAGCACGACTACGCCGAGCAACAGACTCTAGATACGTTACACAATATTTTGTTGGCAACGGCATTGACATCGGATGCGGTGAGGACACCTTAGGCAAACATCGGGACCATTACACTAATATTATTTCTGTAAAAGCCTGGGATTTACCCGACGGCGATGCACAGTATATGAACGGTGTTGCGGATAATACATTTGACTTTGTACACAGTAGTCATTGTTTGGAACACCTTCGCGACCCGCACGAAGGGTTGAGCAATTGGATACGTATATGTCGTCCAGGCGGTTATATTGTTGTAACTATACCCGAAGAAGATCTATACGAGCAAGGTGTTTGGCCTAGCCGATTCAATACTGACCATAAAACTTCTTGGACTATTGCCAAGACTGACAGCTGGAGCCCGGTCAGCATCAGTCTTGTTCCCTTCTTGTACGGATTCATTGATCAGATTCAAATAGTCAAAATAGAATTAATCGACCACAAGTACGATTATACAGTAAAATCTGTAGATCAAACCAGAGGCCTAGCAGAATCTGCCATTGAATTTATTATTTGTAAAAGAAATGTTTGATTTTGTTTATAACCAGAATCTTGGTATTGGTGATTGTCTATCAGTATTTAATACCAATCTTCCGGTCTGGAGTCCTAGTCCACACTATGCAATACTAAGAAAATATACTTCTTTAACTACGCTTGATACTCCAATCGGCAACGGGTTAGATGTTACTAGCCTACACGACCGAGATATGAGTCATCATCATTTGTTTAATCGAGTGCGTATTGCAACTGGGGTTGACCCAATCAAAAACCCACGTGCAATATTAGACCTAATAGAATACCGCCCCAAAAAAGATAATATTGCTTTTAGTTTTGATGCAGGCCGCTTTGCTTCGGGGCAACATCATTTTCACACCCGTCCTCGTCAATTGTATGATGAACACAAACAAACTGTACAAGAATTTATTTCGGCCAATTGCGATAAATTTAATTTCATTGAAATAGGGTTACAACCGAGTGGATTTAACAATTCGCTCAATTTAACAGATATTGGTCTAGAAAAAACTATTGATATATTATCTGTATGCTGTAGTTATTTTGGTATGCACTCAGGAATGATGCACCTGGCAACTGCCATTGGTGTACCTTGCACCATTGTTATCAATTTTCCTACCATTGATAGAATATATTCTAATCCGGCAGTACACAACAGCGCAGATAAAGTGGAGTGGGAAAAGCAATGGTTATATCCTCAACATAGATATTTGCACGAAGATGTAATTAATTCTAAATATGCAATAACGGTAGAGAATTTGTCAAACGTGTTACAATAAGCATTAAATATCGTATACTAAACAATTTGAAAGAATAGAATGACACTACAAGAAATGTTAGACTTAACCGGTCAACGTAAACCATCATTTGAAATAATGATTGAGCATTTGAAAACCAAAGAAGATCCATTTATTGTCGAAACTGGCTGCGCTCGTATGGAAAACAATTTTGACGGCGACGGTATGAGTACCCTTATATTTGACAAATACATTAACGATCATAACGGAATTTTTTGCTCGGTTGATATTACTCCTGCCAATGTCGAATTTGCAAGATCAAAAATAAGCAACAAAACCAATTTGGTATGTGGCGATAGTGTTAGTTTTTTATGGCAGTTATCCAAACAGCTAGAGGAAGCAGACACCTATATTGATCTGTTGTATCTTGATAGTTTTGATTTTGAGTTACATAATCCGCACCCAAGTTCGTTGCATCATTTAAAAGAATTAACTGCAATAATTTCTCGTTTAAAATCAGGTACTATGATTTCGGTTGATGATAATCATTTTGTCCCCGGCGGCCGTATTGGCAAGGGCGAGTATGTTGATAAATTTTTTACAGACATTGGAGTTAAAAAAATTTATAACGGATATCAATATATCTGGCTAATAGAATAAAAGGTAAAAAATGTCAAAAACAGTATTAATAACAGGTGGTGCCGGATTTATTGCACATCACGTGATTGATAAGATCTTACGAGACACAGACTGGCGCATTGTCTGTTTAGATCGACTAGATATTTCTGGCAACTTAAATCGTCTACACGATATGCTACAGGATCACGATCGTGCAGAAGTAGCTGCTCGCTTACGCATTGTGTTTCACGACCTTAAAGCTGAACTAAATGAAATGATTGTCAAGGACATTGGCCCAGTTGATATTGTCCTACATTTGGCCGCTGGATCGCACGTGGATCGCTCAATCACCTTCCCAATGGAGTTTGTACAAGACAACACAGTAGGCACAGTCAATATGTTGGACTATGCTCGCAAGCACCTGCCCAACCTAGAACGCTTTGTATACTTTAGCACAGATGAAATCTTTGGTGTTGCTCCCCCGGGTGTTAGCTATAAAGAATATGATCGCTATAATTCAACTAACCCTTATTCAGCAAGTAAAGCGGCTGCAGAAGAGTTTTGCGTGGCCTACGAAAATACCTACAAGATGCCAATTGTTGTCACCCACACTATGAACGTGTTTGGTGAGCGCCAGCATCCAGAAAAGTTTATTCCAATGTGTATCCAACGTGCTAGAGATGGCGAAAAGGTTTATATCCACGCTAACCCAGAAAAGACCGAAGCCGGCACACGTATGTACATACACGCAAAGGATGTAGCCGAAGGACTGATGTTTATTCTAAACACACTACCTCAAGACTACAAACACACTGGCGATTATGGCCACGCACATTGCCCCAAGTTTAACCTGGTAGGCACAGAAGAAATTGATAACTTGACTTTGGCGCAGATGATTGCTGATGCACAGGGTAAAGAACTTAACTACGAAATGGTTGACTTCCACGGAAGCCGACCAGGCCACGACTTGCGTTATGCCCTTGATGGCGGCTTGTTAAAGAGCCTAGGGTGGGAACCTACAATTAAACTAAGTGAACGCATTCGAGAAATGACTCTTTGGACTTTGGAGAATACACGTTGGCTCAGCAAATAAAACACGCCTTTATAGTAACGTCGGCTATTAACAGCAAATTTGGTGTATACACACCCGAACAAAGACTGGAACAAACCATTGGTACCATAGACAGTATCAAGGCACGAATTCCCAATGCCAAGATTGTCGTGATGGAATGTTGTGGTACTCCTCCTACCGCAGAACAACGAGCTCGATTAGAATCTGTGTCAGATGTATTTCTTGACTACAGTACGGATCCTGATGTACAAGATATGTACGACAATGATAACTGGGACGTGGTCAAGAACGGCACAGAAATTATGGTATTTGGCCGAGTGCTAAACGAACTCAAAGCTCGCAATTGGTTTGCAGAAAATAAAATCGATCGCATACACAAAATGTCCGGGCGTTATGTATTAAACGATATGTTTGATCCCGACACATACGATCAACTTGAAATTGAAGATAAAATAATTATTGGCCCAAAACATAAAAGTCAATTTTCCCTAGCAACAACTACAGTACCACTACAGTATATGGCTCGCTTATGGTCGTGGCCTACCGCACGATTAGATGAAGTAATCTCAGTCTACGAAGATAGTTTTTTATTCTTTGCAGAACGATTGGCCAACAATGGTTATATAGATATTGAACACGTACTGTATAAATTTTTAAATCCCGATCACGTACACGAAATACAAAATCTTGGTGTGGAAGGTTGTATTGCACCAACTGGACAGGCTATTAAAAACTAATGAACGATTGTAACCCTATTACAGAATGTTTGGCCTGTGGCGGGTCTTGGCTAGTACCCACATTGGATCTAGGTACACAGCCCTTGGCTAATAACTTTAAATCTGGCCCAGCAGAACCAGAACCCAGTTATCCACTTGCAATTAATCGCTGTGGCGACTGTGATCATTTACAACTTACACACGCAGTTGATCCCCAACTAATTTATACACACTATCTATATGTAAGTGGCACATCGGGTACCTATGTAGAATATATGAATTGGTACGCCCGTTTTGTTCGTGAGCACTTCAATCACTGGACATCAAGTGTGTTAGACATTGGCTGCAACGATGGCAGTCAACTAGATGCATTTAAATCAATTGGCTATGCTACCTATGGTGTAGATCCGGCCAAAAACTTATATCCCACAAGTAGTGCAAAACACTCAGTGGTTTGTGGGTTCTGGAATGAAGAAACAGCTAACGGACTCGGTAGAGACTTTGACGTTATTACAAGTCAAAACGCATTCGCCCACATTCCAGATCCATTGAGTTATCTTAAACTAGCCCGAGACTATTTAAAGAACGACGGCAAAATCTTTATTAGCACAAGTCAAGCGGATATGGTTGTCAATGGTGAGTTTGATACTATCTATCACGAACATATTAGCTACTACAATGCCGAGTCAATGAAGGCACTGGCAGAACGTGCCGGTCTATATCTAGTTGATGTAGTTAAAACTCCTATACACGGAACAAGTTATATTTTTGTATTGGCTAAACAGCCCAACAATCAATATCGTATTGAAAATGTTCTAGCTACAGAAAGCCATCTACATCAAGGATCTACTTATCGTAAGTGGGCGGATGGAGTAAATCAATTGCTAATAGATCTCAAAGATCAACTTGACGAGTATCGTCATTGGGGATATAAGATTGTTGGCTACGGTGCAGCCGCCAAAGGTATGACGCTAATCAACGCCAGCAACATTACCCTAGATTGTGTTGTTGACGATAATCCGTTGAAGCAAGGATTATATTGCCCGGGTACTACAATACCGGTGGTCAGCAGTGACTATATCAAATCAATTGCCAAGGACCAGCTGGTTGTGTTTGTGCCATTGGCCTGGAATTTTTACACAGAAATAGTTGGTAAGATTAAAAAAATTAGACAATCTGAAAAAGATATGTTCTTGCGTTATTTCCCTGAAATCATAACAGAATGAAAATAGAAACTCCACTCAACATACTTGTTAGACGTAGAGCCGCCATTGGCGATGTTATTATGACCACTGGTGTTGTTCGCGAACTTAAAAAACAATATGAAAATTCTAATATTGATGTAGTAACAGAAAAACTAGCAGTATGGCGTAACAATCCGCACATACGCAATATGTATCACGTGAATGATCCTCCCACAATTGAAAACTATGACGTGTATATTAATTTAGACAACGCATACGAATCTAATCCTGTTAATCATTTTGTAGACAGTATGTTTTACCGTGCATTTGGAGATAACGTATTGGACCACAGCGTTGAGCTTTTTCCGGACGACAATGATCGGCAAGTAGTTGAAGAATTTCTTAAACCTGTGGGCGATAGGTTTGTTGTAGTCCATATGCGTAATTGGCATTATGCTCAAAAAAATATTTCTATGGATATTTGGTTTGACGTTTATGCAAGATTATTTGAAGCTCGCACAGATTTCAAAGTAGTTTGTGTTGGTGGTCCAACAGATTATGTTATTGATCATCCCCTGTTTGTAGATGCTAGAGAACAGTTCAACGATCAACAGTTAAAGTATCTATGCGACCACGCATTATGTTTTGTAGGCATTGACTCGGGGCCTTATTGGTGTGCAGCTGCCAGCAAAGCACCTATAGTAGCATTACTTACAAACATACCGGTAGACAGCATACTGCCACACCGTAAACGTGTGATGGGATATAATTGCACAGCAGTACAGACACTTGAAGAATGTCGTGGATGCTACAACGAACAACAACGTCCTGTAGTAACCTGGACCTGTAAAAAGGGCACAACACCTTGTAACAACAATTTTGATGTTACGGCAATAACAACAGCAATAGAAAGCTATCTATGATTATAATGGCACCAATTAGTGTAGGCGAACTAATAGATAAAATTACTATCCTACAAATTAAACAAACTAAGATTACCGACGAAGCCAAGCTAGTGAATGTACGGCGAGAGTTGGCACAGTTACTAGCCATCTTTGATGACCTAATCATTCCCGACGTGTCCGACCGCGCAAATCGTTTGAGAGAAATCAATGCAGAGCTTTGGGACATTGAAGATTTTAAAAGACTATGCGAACGAGATGGTGCATTTGGTACACAGTTTATACAAGCGGCTCGCCAGGTCTACATAAAAAATGATCTACGTGCCCAGTTGAAACGAGATATTAACGTACAATGTGGCAGTACCATGGTAGAAGAAAAAAGTTATAAATGAAAACCTATAGACATTCGGGTACCCTAGGTGACTTAATCTACAGTTTATACATAGTCAAAAAAATGGGTGGTGGCGAATTTCAGGTTGGTATAGAAAACCTTGAACCTTGCCTAGCCAAGTACGGCTACGACCCTGCTGGGGTAGACACACAACATCGTGGACGTTTTACTACGCAAGATTTTGAATGGCTTGCTCCGTTGTTGGAACGTCAAACTTATATTACAGACGTTGTTACCTGGCACCCAGGTGATGCTGAGCCTGAGGTAGACCTGGACCGTTACCGTGCGGTGCTCTACCGCACATTTGAAGGTAACATACTACAGGCATACCATAAAACATTTGGCATTCCGTTCTTGATGTCAGATTATGATACTCCTTGGTTAGAAGCAGACGCTCGTACAGTGAAACCCATTGTAGTAACACGTTCGGCAAGATACCGCCCAGCTGACGGGGAAGAAGGTTGGCGCAATATTATTGAAACAGGTATGCTTGCTGATAATGCTGTATTTGTGGGTATTCCAAGCGAGTACGAAGATTTTACTAAAACTTTTGGTATTGATCTTGAGTATTATCAAGCCCGGGACTTTTTGGATTTGGCCAATGTGATAGCTGGCGCTGATCTAGTGGTGTGTAATCAGGGCTTTACTTACAGTTTGGCAATTGGCCTGGGTCGTGCAACCGTTTTGGAAGCCAACAAAATAGTACCCTTACAAATAAACGAGTGCTTCTTCCCAAGAACAAATTGTCAATATTTCTGAGATAAATATTTTTGCGGTAGTTGTTGACAATGCCGCAATCTTGTAGTACAATAAACAAACTAAATTTTATTCATTTCATTAAAGGAGATTATGATGAATCTAAAACCGCTATCTGATAGGGTCGTAGTTCGCCGTGTTGACAGTGAAACTGTAACTAAGGGCGGCATCTTTATTCCTGATGCAGCCGCTGAAAAAGCCGATCAAGGCACAGTACTTGCTGTTGGGCCCGGTAAACGTAACAAGGAAACAAGTGAGTTGATCCCACTTGATGTACAAGTTAACGATCAAGTCTTATTTGGCAAGTTCTCAGGTCAGACTGTTAAAGTTGACGGAGAAGAATTATTAATTTTGCGTGAGGAAGACATCCTCGGCGTAATCACACAAGGAGAATAACAATGGCTGCAAAAGACGTATATTTTGGTAATGACTCACGTAGTAAAATGGTTGAGGGTGTAAACATCCTGGCCAATGCTGTCAAAGTAACACTAGGTCCAAAAGGTCGTAATGTGGTTATCGAACGCAGTTTTGGTGGCCCAACGGTTACCAAGGACGGTGTCACAGTGGCAAAAGAAATCGAACTCAAAGATAAGCTTCAGAATATGGGCGCACAGATGGTCAAAGAAGTAGCATCAAAGACAGCAGACAATGCTGGTGATGGTACAACTACTGCTACTGTGTTGGCACAGGCCATTGTCAAAGAAGGTATGAAGTATGTGACAGCTGGTCATAACCCAATGGATTTGAAACGTGGTATTGACAAAGCTGCCGCGGCAGCTGTTGATGCTCTAAGCACAATCAGCAAGCCTTGCGAAACCAACGAAGAAATTGCACAAGTGGGCACAATCAGTGCCAACTCAGATGCTGGCATTGGCAAAATGATTGCTGACGCTATGGACAGGGTTGGCAAAGAAGGTGTTATCACAGTTGAGAATGGCAAGAGTCTACAAGACGAATTGGATGTTGTAGAAGGTATGCAGTTTGATCGTGGTTATCTAAGCCCATACTTTATCAACAATCAAGACAAGCAAGTGGTTGAATTAGACAATCCATTTATCTTGTTGTTTGACAAAAAAATTACCAACATCCGCGATATGATCCCTGTGCTAGAAGCAGTAAGCAAGGCCGGCAAGCCCTTGTTGATCGTGGCCGAAGATGTTGAAGGCGAAGCACTGGCCACATTGGTAGTGAACAATATGCGCGGTACAGTCAAGACCTGTGCTATCAAAGCTCCGGGATTTGGCGACCGTCGCAAAGCTATGCTTGAAGATATTGCTGTTTTAACAGGTGGTAAAGTTGTTGCCGAAGAACTTGGCCTAACACTTGAAAAAGTAACAGCTGAAGATTTGGGTATGGCAGGTCGTGTTGAAATCAGCAAAGAAAACACCATCATCATTGATGGTGCTGGTGATCCTGCTGCAATCGAAGCACGTGTCAAAGCAATTCGTACACAGGTTGACGAAGCTACTTCAGAGTACGACAAAGAGAAACTGCAAGAACGTGTGGCCAAATTGGCTGGCGGTGTTGCTGTAATCAAAGTTGGTGGTGCTACCGAAGTAGAAGTCAAAGAAAAGAAAGATCGTATTGATGACGCACTACACGCTACCAAGGCTGCTGTGGAAGATGGTATTGTACCTGGCGGTGGTGTTGCCTTAATCCGTGCAAAACAAGCTATTGCTGGTTTACAGGGCGACAATGCAGATCAACAAGCTGGTATCAACATTGTGTTACGTGCTATGGAAGAGCCATTACGTTGCATCGTCAGCAACGCAGGTGAGTCGGCAGATGTGGTACTGAATGCTGTACTGGGTGGTACCGGTAACTACGGTTACAATGCTGCTAGTGAACAGTATGTGGATATGCTGGCCGATGGTGTCATTGACCCAACCAAGGTTGCCAAAACAGCCCTGGTAAATGCTGCGTCCGTGGCCGGTCTATTGTTGACTACAGATTGCGCTATCTTTGATTTACCCAAAGATGACTCAAATCCACAGCCATCAATGCCTAATATGATGTAATTTAGACTAAATACTTGCAATACACCCGCTAGGTGGTATTATATTACCTAACCCTAGCGGGTTTTTAGTTCAAGCATAAATACATTAAAGGAATACTAAAATGTCAGAAGTTACCAAAAATATATTGTACACCCTGTACGCACAGTCAGATCTACCACACGCTGAAGAAACAGCAAACCTGCGTCAGTGGGTTGCCAACAATGGCCTAGATTCAGCAGTTAGCCAAATTGAACCAGGTCCTTACACAACACCAGCCAATGTAACAGTTGATTATTGTGTTCAGTTTGGGATAACAGCACCATCTTTAGTAAAACTTACAAAATCACAAACATCAGACGCAATTGAGTGTACTAAAATTGCCGAAGGCTCAGCTGCAATTTTGGCTTTGACAGCAGAACAAATCACTGCTCTTAAAAACGAATACGACAGATTCATAAACGGCACAGGCAACAAGCCAGTGGTTGCACGTAGAATTGGTTAATTTTTAAGTTAGCACACACTAACATAACAAACCCGCTGAGGCGGGTTTTTTATTGACCATTAAAGATCATAATGCTATACTAGTGTTATGAAATATTTTGCATATGGTATGAATACCAATTTAGGCCAAATGGCCAATCGTTGCCCCAACGCCAAGAGCTTGGGCCGAGCCACTTTGATCGGGCACGAATTTCGATTTGCACGTCACGCAGATATAATCGAAAATCCCGATTATAATACTCAAGGAGTGCTGTGGGAAATCACCGCCGATTGCGAACACAATCTAGACGCATTAGAAGGTTTCCCCACCTATTATCTAAAGAAAATGGTCAGAGTATTACATAATGGTCGGGCTGTAGAATGTATGGTATATTATATGGCCGGCGATTATCCAGACGAATTACCCAGCGATGGATATTTAGAAATGTTATTTGAAGGTTATCAAGCACATAATATCGATACTGAACAAATATACAGTAGCCTGGCCCTAATTGAACAGATCGATATACGTCGAGCAGAAGCAGAAAAAACCTATTTTCAATATTTTAATTAAGGATCGTATGAAACTCAAGAACGCTATTATCAACGAATATGAAACAGCATTTCCATTTGAGCAAGAATATAATCTCTGGATTGCCGGTATGGAACGTGATTTTCAAGAAGAAGTAGAATATCGTGCAGGGTTAGTGGTCACTGACCAAACTCGGGTGGTGTTGCATAAAGACAACACCCAAGATCGTGGCTATTACATAGGTCTAGATCGCTGATTTTGGTTGACCCAAAAATGCCATAATGCTATAAT